TCTAAACACAAAGTCATCATCATCGATGAGGCTGATAACACAGGAAACGACGTACAACTCCTACTACGGGCAAATATTGAGGCATTTTATAGCAACTGCCGATTCATCTTCACCTGCAACTACAAAAACAAAATCATCGAACCCCTGCACTCTCGATGTGCCGTCATTGACTTCGCCATCAAAGGAAAGCAAAGAGTTCAACTTGCAGGAAGTTTCTTCCAACGACTTCAATCGATCTTGGATGCGGAGAAAATTGAGTATGATCAAAAAGTCGTTGCAGAACTTGTTACAAAGCACTTCCCAGATTTTCGTAGGGTCCTCAACGAATGTCAAAGGTACTCTACGGGAGGAAAAATTGACTCAGGCATTCTTGCATCTTTCTCTGACATCTCTGTAAATGAACTCATCAAAAATCTCAAGGATAAGAACTTTCCTGAAGTCCGAAAGTGGGTGGTCTCCAACTTGGACAACGATGCTTCTAGTATACTTCGCAGGGTTTATGACTCCCTTTATGATTGCCTTTCATCCTCATCTATTCCTGCTGCCGTTCTTGTTATTGCTAAGTATCAATACCAATGTGCGTTCGTGGCTGACCAGGAAGTAAATCTTCTTGCTGCTCTTACTGAAATTATGTGTGAGTGTGAGTTTAAATGACTCCTTTACTAAATAGAAGTGGGGTAGTTTAAAAGTTATGGCTAAAGGAACTATTTACGAACATAGAGAACCATCAGAAACAGAACTTGCTTGGTTAACTGGCGTATGGGAGGGTGAGGGGTCTTGGTCCTACAAAAAAGGAAGAACAAGAACTTTTCCCAACGGAAAAACTTATACAGAAAAAGATTATGTTTCTATGAGCATGTCTATGACTGATCAGGACATTATGGAGCGAGTTGCTACTATAATGGATGGTAGAAAAATAACTTATAGCGATGGTGGTCCTGTTCATATAGCAGCAGGACAAAAACCAGTTTATTATATAAATCTTCAGGGCGAAGCGGCAAAAAGATGGACTGAACTAATGACTCCTTATCTTGGAAAAAGACGCCAAGAAAAGTATAAAATGATTATGGAGAAATTGAATGTCAATTAGTCAAAAACAACTAAAAACTTGCTTAAGATATCCTGGCGGCAAAAGTAGAGCAGTCGTCAAAATGGATCCTTATTTTCCAGACCTTCGCAACTATAATGAGTTTCGTGAACCATTTCTTGGTGGTGGTAGTGTTGCAATTTATATCACTAAGAAATATCCCGACCTAGATATTTGGGTGAATGATCTTTATGAACCTCTTGTAAACTTCTGGCAGCAACTCCAGATGTTTGGTGCTGATCTTTCCAATGCACTTACAACTCTCAAAAGCACTTGCAACACTCCAGATAAAGCAAGACAACTTTTCTTAGTTTCTAAGGAGAAGATCAATGACAAAGATCTGTCAAATTTTGATCGTGCTGTGGCTTTCTATATTGTTAATAAGTGTTCTTTCAGCGGTCTCACGGAAAGTTCTTCATTTTCGGAACAGGCATCTAACTCCAACTTCAGTTTGCGTGGAATTGAAAAACTGCCTGGGTACTCTAAGATAATTGAGAAGTGGCGTATAACTAACTATTCATACGATTATTTGTTGGATGGGGACACCACTGCTTTTGTGTATCTCGATCCTCCTTATGACATTAAGGATAATCTCTATGGGCACAAGGGATCAATGCATAAAAGATTTGATCACGATAAGTTTGCTGCCGATTGTGATTTTCATTATCCTATGCATCAATTGATTAGTTACAACTCCGATCAACTTGTGAAAGATCGCTTTAAAAACTGGAAGGCTGCTGAGTTTGATCTTACCTACACGATGAGATCTGTTGGCGAGTATATGCGAGAACAGAAAGATAGAAAAGAACTGCTGCTATTTAATTATGGAACTGAAAGACTGGTTGAACTCAATTAATCTCACAAAAGAAGATCTATCGGAAAACATTAAGGAATATTCCCCATACATTATCAATCGTTGCCTATCAGGTCATATTGATTGCATTCTATTTGTAAACGAAATGAATATGCATCATCAACTCGATAAAGATATGCAATATTCGTTTTATCTAAATAGTCTAAGGAAAAAGAAGAGATTTTCTCCCTGGCTCCGAAAGGATAAGGTTACAGACTTAGAATGTGTTAAATCATACTATGGTTATAGTAATGAGAAAGCATCTCAAGCACTGAAAATCTTAACGAAAGAACAACTTAACTTTATTAAACAACGACTTGATATTGGAGGATCCAAATGACTACCACGGTAGAACCTACAGTAGAATGGGCTCAAGACCAAATGGTCGAGGTCATTCTCAATGAACCCGATGATTTCCTTAAAGTTCGTGAGACCCTGACCCGTATCGGAGTTGCATCGCGTAAGGAGAAAAAACTCTATCAATCTTGCCATATTCTACATAAGCAAGGTAGATATTATATTGTTCACTTTAAGGAACTGTTTGCCCTGGACGGTAAACACGCTAACTTGACTGTGAATGATGTTCAACGCCGCAATCGTATTGCCCGTCTTCTTGCTGACTGGGGACTGATTACTGTTGTGAAACCAGACTCTGTTTCTGACATCGCTCCATTGAATCAAATCAAAGTTCTTTCTTATAAGGATAAAGGTGATTGGATCCTTGAGCAGAAGTACAATATTGGTAAAAAAGGAAAAGGTGTAGAACCCGAATAAATAAGTATGAGACTCTTTTCGTGCGGTCTCTACAAAAGTCGGAACACCCTAAAAAGAGGTTGGGTTTTTACCCCTCCTCTTTTTTTCGTTTCCATTATAATTAATAATGTCAGATGCTTCGGGTCTGACATTTTATCCTCGCTTTTTAAGGAGAACCTTTATGTACACTCTAGCAAAATATAATAGTGGAAACATTGAGAAGTTTCTGAATGATATTGACAAATACTTTATTGGTGGAGATGAGTGGCTTCATCGTTTTGGTACTACTCACGAATCTTCTACTAACTATCCTCCATACAATCTAGTTAAAGAAAGTAGCACAAACTTTAGACTAGAAATCGCACTTGCTGGTTATAAGAGAGAAGATATTGAAGTATCTTCTGAGTGGAATAAACTTTCCGTTGAAGCAAAGAAAGTAGACGATTCTGTAGATGAATATGTTCATCACGGTCTTGCAAAAAGAGCATTTACTCGTACCTGGACACTCTCAGATGATGTAGTTGTTGGTGATGTTTCTTTTGGGGATGGATTACTCACTATCAAACTAAATAGAGTTATTCCAGAACATCAGAAGAGAAAAGTATATGAAATCGTTTCGGGAGTTCATACACATTTTGAAGGAGATGAAGGGTGATTTTGGATCTGGTGCAATGCCACCAAAACCAAAGTGTTATGGAAAAACGACAACTTATAAAATGCTCCCCGGAAAAAAGGTTTGTAAATTTAAAAGAAAGAGATAAATAATATTGAATATCGTCGCCGCAGGGAGGCAACTGGCAAAATCCAGTTGACGCCTCCCTTTTTTCTTGCTATACTCATAGGAGGTCTGTGGTAAAATATGACTATCAAATTAATGCTTCTCAAGTCTGGTGAAGACTTGATTGCAGATGTTGCTGAAATGGCAGTTGGTGAAGATGAGAATCTTAGGGTAGTTGGGTATTATCTGACTAAACCATGTTTGGTTCGGATGCGTAATCCAAATGTGGTCGAAGATTCTGGTTCTGATAAAAAAACTGGGTTTGAAGTTTCTTTATATCCTTGGATTCCTTTGTCTGCAGATGAGAGGATTTCAATTCCAGCTGAATGGTTGGTTACTATGGTTGAACCAACTATCAAACTAAAAGAAATGTACATTGAGGATGTTATTGAATATGGAAAAGACAGTAAAGATTCTAGCACTACTGAACAATCTGATTCTGATCAGCAAGATTGAAGAAGTTGGTGCAGATATTGGAGAACCTGACTGCAAGCTTGTAGATCCTTTTGTTATTAGAAGTGATAAAACCTTAGAACCATTCTTATGTGGTTATACTAAACAAGATACATTTATGATTAGTTCTGATAAGATTATTACGCTCGCTGATCCAACACCTACTCTACTTGAAAAATACGAGGACTTGATTAAAGAATAACTCAATTATTTTTTGTAACGGGAATACCATCCAGTGTAATTTCCATTTTTATAGTTCCCGTTATTTTCTCCTCTAATTTCATCATAAGTTCTATTTTTTCTTTTTCCTTCATTGTATGCTTTTTGCATAGAAAGAGAAATTTTTTTCTTCTGCTCTTCTGACATTTTTTTGCCCTTTTGTGGAGATGCTTTTCCTTTTTTGGATAGAGACATTTTTATTTTAGTTTCTTCGGAATGTTTAAATCCTAAAATTCCTTGACCACCCTTGTCGCAATTATAACCTTCTTTTAAAGTGTTAAAATGTTCTATCCAATACTGTTCTCTTTCATCAAGTAACAAAATATCACATTCTTCAAGAGTAAATATTTCAAAATCTTCTCTTGAGTATTTTCTTATTGCGTGATATAATGGGGTATCGACACCTTTCTTTGCTTGCATCCAATGCTGATATATCCTTTTTGACAATCTTTGCTTAGTTTGCCCAATGTATCTTTTATCAGTTATTAAATTCTGAATACAGTAGATGCATCCCATAACAGTTCTTTTATCTAATATTATTTATGTCTCAAAGGTTTTACACTAATGTTCAATTGATTGGAAATCAATTTTTGGTTCGTGGAGTAGATAATGGTAAAAGATTTGAGACAAGAGATGAGTTTTTCCCAACTCTCTTTGTAAAAACTAAAAAAGATTCTAAGTATAGAACATTAAGTGGTGAAAAAGTTGAACCAGTAAAACCTGGAACTGTAAGAGATTGTCGTGAGTTTTACTCTAAGTACGATAATGTTGATGGATTTGGGATCTATGGAAACGATAGATACATCTATCAATATATTTCTGAAAAATATCCAGAGGAAGAAATCAAGTTTGATATCAGTAAAATCAAACTTGTAACTTTGGATATTGAGGTTGCCTCTGAGGGTGGATTCCCAGATGTAGAATCCTGTTCTGAAGAAATTCTTGCGATTACGATTCAGGACTACACAACTAAAAAGATTATTACTTGGGGCGTGAAACCATTCAAGCATAATCGTAGTGACTTAACATATCACCACTGTCCCAGTGAGTATGAACTACTAAGTCATTTCATTAACCATTGGATGGTAGATGTTCCTGATGTCATTACTGGATGGAACATTCAAATGTATGATATTCCATATATTTGTAAACGATTGAATCGTGTTCTTGGTGAAAAACTGATGAAGCGTTTTTCTAACTGGGGGCTCGTAACTGAAGGAGAAGTCTTTATCAATGGGCGTAAGCACACTACCTTTGATGTTGGTGGATTGACTCAACTAGATTATCTAGATCTTTACAAGAAGTTTACCTACAAGGCACAAGAATCATATCGTCTAGATTATATTGCTGAGGTTGAACTGGGACAGAAAAAACTAGATCACTCTGAGTTTGATACCTTCAAGGACTTTTATACTAAAGGATGGCAAAAGTTTATTGATTATAACATCGTTGACGTGGAACTTGTTGACCGTTTGGAAGACAAGATGAAACTGATCGAACTTGCTTTGACTATGGCATATGATGCCAAGGTTAACTATGCTGATGTATTTTATCAAGTACGAATGTGGGATAACATCATCTACACATATCTCAAGAAAAGAAACATTGTTATTCCTCCCAAGAATAAAACACAAAAGGATGAAAAGTATGCTGGTGCTTATGTAAAAGAACCTATCCCAGGTAAGTATGATTGGGTTGTGTCTTTTGACCTCAACTCCCTATACCCTCACCTGATTATGCAGTACAACATCTCTCCAGAAACTTTACTTGACGAAAGACATCCATCCGTTTCTGTTAATAAGATTCTGAATAAGGAACTTAATTTTGAGATGTATAAGGATTATGCGGTATGCGCTAATGGCGCAATGTATCGTAAAGATGTCCGTGGATTTCTTCCAGAACTAATGGAAAAAATCTATAATGAACGTGTAATCTTTAAAAAGAAAATGCTTGCTGCTGAACAAGAGTATGAGAAAACAAAGAACAAGGAACTGATTAAGGAGATTTCCCGCTGTAATAATATTCAGATGGCACGTAAGATTCAACTTAACTCTGCTTATGGTGCTATTGGTAATCAGTATTTTCGCTACTACAAACTGGCAAATGCTGAGGCGATCACCCTTTCTGGTCAAGTTTCTATTCAATGGATTATGAATAAAGTAAACTCATATCTGAATAAAGTTCTCAAAACTGATAATGTGGATTATGTTATTGCTTCCGATACCGATTCTCTTTACGTTAGTATGGGTCCTCTGGTTGAAACTGTATACAAAGGAAGAGAGAAAATTACTGAAGGCATTGTCTCGTTCCTTGATAAGATCTGTCAGGTGGAACTTGAAAAGTATATTGAAAGTTCTTACCAAGAACTGGCAAACTATGTGAATGCTTACGATCAAAAAATGATTATGAAGCGTGAGTGTATTGCTGAACGTGGTATTTGGACTGCAAAGAAGCGATATATTCTAAGTGTTTGGGATAGTGAAGGTGTTCGTTATGAAGAACCAAAACTGAAGATTAAGGGTATTGAAGCAATCAAATCTTCTACCCCCGCCCCCTGCCGCAAAATGTTGAAAGAATCTTTCCGAATCTTGATGAGTGGCACTGAAGATGAAGTAATTGACTTTATTGAAAAGTCTAGGGAAAAGTTTAGAAAACTTTCTCCTGAAGAAATATCTTTCCCACGTTCTGCATCTGATGTTCAAAAATATAACTCATCAGCAACAATTTATGCTAAGGGAACTCCCATTCATGTTCGCGGAGCACTTCTTTTCAATCATTATATAAAAAAGAATAATCTGGCAAACAGGTATTCTTTGATTCAGAACGGAGAAAAGATTAAGTTTATTTTTTTGAAAAAACCAAATATAATTCAAGAAAATGTCATTTCCTTTATTCAAGAGTTCCCGAAAGAACTTGGTCTTGACAAATACATTGATTATGAACTACAATTTGAGAAAGCCTTTCTAGAACCATTGAAAATCATTCTTGATGCTATTGGTTGGAAAGTGGAAAAAACTGCAAACCTTGAATCATTTTTTATCTAATGGATTTGCCTATTAACGACGATGAACTGAACACTATTGTTCGTGCCTTAACTCTTGGCGGGAATACCGCACTTTATCAAAAACTTAAGTTGGTAAAGGAACTCAGAGAACAGGGTTTGCCTTATAAAAAAATACTTCGTGAAGAATACGGGATGGTTGCCTAATGGATTTTTTAAAAGATATTGTAAAGGAAATTGGTGGCGAGTACACACAACTCGCTTCTGAGATTGATGAGACCGAAAGTTATGTTGATACGGGTTCATACATTTTTAATGCACTGGTTTCAGGTAGTGTATTTGGTGGTGTATCTGGGAATAAAATTACTGCTATTGCTG